TTGTAGCATCTACACTACTTGTTGCTCCGCTTGCCGCATCAATTACTCTAATTGTTTTATTTGTTTTAGATACAATTTGTGGAATTAATACTTTACCTGATTCCGAGTGTGATGTTATTATTAATACAGTTGGAGCACCAACATCTGTTAATGGTAATACTCTGGCATCAGCAGTTCCACTTAAACTACTTGTATCAATATCTTCTAATGTTTGTGTTGTTTTATCTGTTTTTACTGCCCAATTTAAATTATTTAATGTTGTCAATGCTCTTGCTGTTAATGTTTCAAATAATTCAATAAAGGCTGTTATTCTAATATATCTACCTGTAAATGTAGTTGGAAGATCATCACAATAACCTTCTTCATAATAATTTAACCAAGTATGTGTAGTCACTGTGCCGTTAACTGTATTGTCTGCAGTATATTTAGATTGAAATGTAGCATCACTTAAATCACTTGCATCGCCTGTTTCAATTACTACTTTTATTGTGCTATTAGCATCATAATTTATTTCAGTATATCCTGTTTTTGTTGAGCCTAAATCTATAATAGCTGTTTGATAAAATAAAGGTGTGCCAACTGCTCCACCATATGCTGACCCACTATATGTTGCCCAACTTGTATATTCATCCCAAGATAAACTATTACCTGGTGTAACATCATCCCAAGTTAAATTACCACTATGTGTAATACTATTAGTTGTTGTATCTAATAATCCGTTAGTCTCCACTGTTTATACCTCCTGTTTTTTCAGCATCAGGATCAGCTTTTAATACAATAGTATGTGATTCAATTGGATTTTGCTGTCCATTTTCATATTCACTTGATATATTTAATTTAATTGTTTGTTGCCAAGTAAAAGGTTGTGCTCCATATTCAAAACTATTAAAACTTGATCCATATGGATTTGGTAATGTAACTGGATTAACAAAAACAGTTGTGCCGCTTGTTAATTTATAAATTACTTTTACAGCACGAGCATCAACATCTTGATAAGTGTTATTTTTAATTGATAAGCCTGGTCTCTTTAGTCCAGTTATACCATCTGCAAAAATAGTTGTTGTTATTGTAAAATGTGAGTCAGGCGGTGGTGTTGGTTGTGGGTCTTCTTGTCCTGGTGGTGTATGATTATCAATAGCACTTAAATCTGTATCTTCTTGTTGTTGTGTTACAGCATATATGTCATTTTGATGTTCTATTAAGTTTAAATCAACTGTGCCATCATAGTTTAATTTTTGTGCTGTTACTCTCCATATTTTTGATGGAGGTGTATAACTTGATAATACATTTGCCGATCCATTCCATTCTAATACATTAGTTCCATAAAACATATAATCATTAATACTGCTTGAACTTGGTGTTCCACTACTATCAAATCTATGTGTTACTGTGCAGAGGTCGCCTGCCACTAATTGTTGGCATTCACTTGTTGTTCTTAATTGTAATTGTAATTGCTTTCTACTTCTTTTAACCAAGTATTCAGCATATTGTAAAGCTCTTTCTCTTCTTGTTATACCTGGAGCACCTATAGTTAGTGTTAATGTTTCTCCACCATCTTCTGTTTTGTATGTTGAGTTTTCATATATTGCTGTATCTGGTTCAAACAGTTTTTGACTATTTGAAAATGTTATATGTGCTTCATTATATTTAGAGTTTTTATCTGGTGATACAACATTTATTTTTCCAAGTATTTTGTCATCTGTTATTTCTAATAACAAGTCGGGTCTTGTTTCCCCAGCTTCTATTTTAAGTTGATACTTTCCATTTGTATAAGGTAAAAATCCTCTACAACATTGTAATAATTTTTTAGTATTTTGAAACATATTGTCTTCTGGCTTAACATAGGTATTACAGTTTAAAAAATCTACACTTGCCATATCTGTTGTGCCAAAATTACAAGTTGTATCGCATACTACTTGAGCATCTCTAAAAGCACTCCAATCAATTCTATTGTCAGGTAATGCTTTACCATATCTTGGGTTTCTTAAATAATCTAATAAACAATCTGCTGGGTTATCACTATATGTAAATGAACTTAAATCAGTTCCATATGTATTTGCTGTTGTTGTTCCGTGTGAGCTATAATTACCACTTAAAACTTTTTTACCTTGTATTACTACATTTATAGTTGGCATCCCTCTCCACGGATTAAATCTTGTTTGAGTTTCTCCTGTATAATCTGCTTTAACCCATTCAAACCTACAAGCCACATAAGCACAGCCTCTTAATTTATGAGCCTCTGTCCAGTTATCGTGGGTTGCTAATAAATGACTATATGTTTGATTTTCTGCACCTGTAAAAAATTGAAACTCTGCTCTTGATGCTCCTTGAACATAATACTTACTGCCATCAACTACACTAACAGTTGTGCCATCTGTTGGATTAACAGGGAAAGTTATTGCTTGTTCTTCATCATCAATAAACAATTTAGTAAATCCATTAATTTCACCTTCAGCTACTACTAAAGCAACATACAAATATTTTGTATCTTCACCAGTTGTGCCTGCCCATACTCTTGTGCCACCTACTTTTCTTTCACCATATACTATTGGGATACCTGCTACATTTGATTGTTTATTAACTAATATACCTGAGTTAGTATCTTCATAATCAGCTCCGCCACCCATATCAGGCATATCAAAGCTCATTCCAAATGCACCTAAGAATCCACTAAAAATATTAGTGACTGCTTTTATTATTTTTTTAAATATATTAACAATTGGTCTAAATATTTTACCTATTATACCTCCACCGCCTTTATTATGAACTAAAAATCCATCAGCATAATAAGTATTGTCATTATCTAAACTAATATTATAAACTGTTTCAAACCATTTAAAAAAATTCCAACTGCTTGTAATTGACTGTATTTTAATTTGTCCTTTTTCAGTAATAATTTTATCACCTATTTCTAAGGGTTTAATTTGTTTTAAATCTTTATGATTGTGGAACCAGTTAGCCCAACATTCAGGGTCATACCATTTACGATATGGCTTAATTGCTCTCCAACCTTTAGTAGTTTGAAACGGATGTTCTGCTGTTGTAAAGTATTCGCCGTTGTTTATGCTATACTTTTTTCTAAAGTGTAGCCAAGGCTTATGTATTTTTGTAATTGTATTTTTACCTGTAACACCTTTTAATACATCACCTTTTTTTAAATCTTTAATAGCTTTTGATTTACCATTAGCTAATTTAATTTTTGTATCTCCTGCAAAACAACACATTATACATTATCCTTCATTTCAAAATATATAAATGGTTTTTTATATGGTCCAAAATATGGATATAAATCTATTAAATCAAATCCTAACCATTCTATCCATCTAATGTGTTCTTTATGTTCGGCACTTACAAAATTAAATAACTTCGTATAAACTAATTTTCTATCATTCATCCATTTACGGCTTTCAATTAAAAACAATTTATTTAAATGTGGGTGGTGTGTTAAAAAGTCTGTCATTAACATCCACGGACATCCTTCATTATATGTTCCTGCAATACCAAACATACCTCTTACATTTCCATTAACTATTATAGTATGAGATTCTACACTATTAACCCAACTATAATGTAATCCATCAAATGCTGACATATCAGTCATCCACTTAATTGTATTTTTATCTTCTTGTCTTAACCAAGGAGCTAAAAAGGCTATATCAAATTCTATACTTGGTCTATAATAAGCATCTAAATTCATTCTCATCATTTAATTCTGTGGCCCCCATCTTAAATCAGCTATCATTGAAGAGGCATATTCAAATCCTTTATCCCCTGCAAATGTTGATAAACCATCATATGTTTGTGTATTCTGTTGTGTTGTTGTATTTGTAATCCTGCCATTCTTTTGATCAAAGTTTGCCCAATGTGTTGCTACTTGTAAATTAATCGTTGCGGCTTTATCACCTTCACTTATTTGGAAATTCTTAACAATGCCATCGAATAACATAAATGTTTTTGTATAATCTGTTACACCACTAACACCAAAACTTCTATGTATTACTACTCTCTTATTTACAATTGGATAAGTTAAAACATCAGCTATAATGCCATCTGAACTATTATCAACACCACTTAAACTAATTGATAATGTATTAATTCTTAATTCTGTTGTTTCAGCTACTGGACTAAATGTTAAAAGATTACCTGCGGCTTTATATAAATTATTACCACTATCAGGTGCTGTTGTTGAATCCCAAGTTATGTCGTAAAAGTTATCTGTAAAATATAAGTTATCTAAATTACTATCATCAAAATGTAATTCACATAAATGGAAACATTTAACAGCATCTTTTTCTAATTCACCTGTTCCATCACCTTCATATATTGTATTAGAGCCATCAACTACTATTCTTGACATTAAACTGCCTCCACTATATCAAATTCTAAGACTCCAAATCCTGTTTCATCTACATTATAGCTATAAGTATCACCAACTAATCTTACTGTCATATAAAACCCAGTTGTTGGATGATCACCACTTCTAATAGTTTCACTACCAGCAACAGCACTTACTAATCCTGGTTCAAAAAATACTGTATCATCATCACCTTGATCTACTGTCACCATATATGCTTTACTATGTCCGCTAAACTTAATCATATCATCACCAGGTTGAAAAAGGTTTCGTGTGTCTGCTTCAATTGATGTTGCTCCAAGAGCTCCTGCATCAGTGCCTTCTCCACTTGCTAATGCTGACCCACTTAATTCTGTTAAGTTTGTTGGTGCTATTGTAAATGTATTAAAGCTACCTTTTTGTTTAATTAAAAATCCATATACTTTTCTTAAATCCTCTCTTGGCATTGGAGCCATTGTAATTCTCGCACTCCAATACTGTCCACCAAAACTTCTAATTTGTTGTCTACCACTTAAACTTTGTGTAGCCACAGTTGCTTGGTTTGATATAAATTCCATTGATTGTATATCAACTCCAGTTGGTAATATGTCGTTAAAATCTGCCATTATGCTATCGCTGGCCTCCCTTTATCCATCATTGCTTCATTAATAATACCTACTATTGTATCTCGTTGTTCTGATAATGTTTCTTGAAAACTATTTGAATCAATAGCATTTACATTGAACACTACTTGAACAGGTTTTGCTCCACCTTGTAAATTACCTGTAGTTTGTAATTGATCATTTGGTATAATTTTACCACTGCTATTAGGAACAAATAATTCTGGTCCTTTTTCCCCAACTATTGCTGGTTGAGATTTAGCAATTTGTCCTCCTTCTGCAAAAAATGGAATACCAAAGGTAAACATTGATGCCGCTTTTTTAATAGCAAATGTTATTGCCGCCTGTATTGCTATTCTAATTAATTCTCTAATAACCATATTAGCAAAGTCTTTAAACTTAAACTTACCTGTCATTACAAAGTTAGTTAAGGCATCAGTTAAACTATTAAAGGCATTCGCACCTGCTTGTTCTAATTGATCCATTACTGTCATTTGCTGTGCCATTTGGCTTTTAAAGCCTGTTGTATAAGCTTCAAGCATTGTCATTTTTTCTTCATTAAACTTTTTAACACCTTCTGTTTCAAGTTTATGGAAGTTCATTGTTCGTTTATGTTTTTCAACTGCTAAAAATAATTCTAATTTTGCTTTTTTCTTTTCAAATACTTTAACAGCTTCAAATTCTTTTGTATGAAGGGCAACTCTTTGTTTATGTAAAGACTGTGCTATAATTAATCTTAATTTGGCTTCTTTAGCTTCAGCTTCAGTTACTACTTTTTGGAAATACAATTGGTTAGCCTGCATTCGTTTTTCATCTTGAATTTGTTTTGCTAATGCGGCTTCTGCCTCTATGGCTAATTTTTTATCTTCGATTGCTTTTTGTTTAGCAATTCTCATTATAGTATCTTCATACTTGAGTAATTCAGTTGTGCTTGAAGCAAATGCTTCTTCTTCTTTTTTAATTGCTTCATTAACTTTAAGTAATTGTGCTTCTAATACTTCTAATTCTTTTTGTAATACAATTGACTGTCCTGTGTTTTCAGACATTTTTTGAACAACACCATCAAATAAGTCTGGCATTTCAAGTAATTGTAGTTTGTTTTTATCAAACGATTTATCTAAATTATCTAAATCAATTGTTAAGTCTAATATTGGAGCTGGTAATGTTTTTAAATCTTCTTCTAATTTTTTATTTGCTTCAGCTAACTCTAAAAGTTTTGCTTTTGTGTCTCCAATTTTCTTTTGTATATCTTCTTTGCTTAATGCTTCTGATGTTTCACCTAATGCTTTATTCATTACTAATATTGAAGCTGTTACTGCCGCAACACCACTTGCTATTAACACCCAACCAGCTGGGCCTGATAATCCTAATACACCTGCCAAGCCAATATACATAGCTCTGGCTGCCGCTACTGCTTTCCACATCCATTGTGCTAATTTTAATCCAACTAATACTTTAATAGCCAGCATAAACTTATCTGAATGTTCTGCTAAAAACTTAACACCTTCAGCAAGTTTTACTACTCCCTTACCTAAAGTTTTACCTATAGCTTCTGCCATATCGTTTATTGCTTTTTCATTAATAGCAACAAACTTTCTAATATCACCTAATTGTTTTTTAATTTCTGGAAATACTCCAGCTTCCATTGTTTTCTTTTTAAATTGAAGCCAAGCATCACCTAACATACTCATTTGTCCAGTATATGTTTTAGCCATATCTTCAGAGGCACCTAACATAACTGCTGTGCCTTCTCTAAATGCTTTTAAGATATGTTCTTTGGATTGTGAAGCACTATATCTAACACCTTCTTCAAAGCCTAAAAGTGATTTAACACCTTTTTCTCTAAACAAGTCTGCCGCCGCTATACCACCACTAAATGTTCTTTGTAATTGTTCTGCTGTTGCCCTAAAACTTAATCCTGTTGCTGATGCTATNTCACCAGTAATTTTAAATATTTCATTAAGTTCTTCTGCATTGTCCGTTACTGTTAATAACAACGGAGCCGATTTAGCAATTTCATCTAAAGCAAAAGGAACTGTTCCAGCAAACTTAACTAAAGTGTCAAATGCTTCCGCACCTTCTTCAACCGAGCCTGTTAAGAACTTTAACTGGATACCTAAGTTTTCAAAATCTACTGCTGTTTGTAAAAATGATTTGGCTACTTTAAGAGCTCCAAATGCCGCAACTGCTCCAATAATTACTCCTTGTAATTTGGAGAATGCCCCACTTGTTTTACCAGTAGAGGATTGTAATCTCCCCATTGACTTTTGAACTTGTCCGAAAGCCTTTTGGGTCTTATTTTTTCCTTCTAATATTATTTGCTCTTTTATTGCCACTGTTCTTCCTCATCTCTAATTCATCCTCAGCTTTACGGATTTGAAAAAATGCTAACCAAGTTTTAAACTCTATAAGGGACATCTTTTGGACTTGCTCAATACTACATTTTAAGTAATCAGCAAGGGAAACTTGATTATACAAGTTCCTGTCCCGGGTTAGTTTTTTACTATATCCTCAACCGAGTCAGCATTAGCATTATTTAGAACAGTAGCTATTCTGATAATAACATTTGGATCTATTTCGTGTAAGAA